AACGAATAGTTGTGCTGCACCTACGATAATTTGATTGCTATTACCTAAAGTTGCCATATATTTTTTCACCCTCCTTTTATAAGGAAAAGTGGGGCTATTTCCTCATTACTATTATATCGTGCTTTTTAAGACTCATTATATTGTCTAGAGTGATAGTCGTATTTAATGATAAGATCCCTAGAAGGTCTATATTCCATTAAATTAGATACATCTTGTTGACTTTCTGCATACCCCGATTGAAAAACATTTATACATTGAAACCTATATTTATAATAATCATATACAGAAGCACTTGCAGAAACAGGATAATTATCATATAGTTCTTCTGCAAATTCATTTATATCATTTGCTGCAGCATCTTCTCTATCTAATACAAGGGTAATTAAAGAAGTAAGATTAATAGTGTTTCCATATCTATCTCCACCGTTGGCTGCTTCTCCATATAGTGATCCGCCATAAATGGTATATCTCATTTGTTCACTTTTAACAGGATAAAAATATTTATAAGCACCTGTTCTTACTTTAGTAAATTTATCAAATACTATATATGGTAAGTCTCCATCTAATATTTCAGGAGGAATATTTCCTGCACCCGCTGGAAAAAATGGAATTAATTCGCTACCACCTACTGTTTGAGGGTATAGGTTATAAAAGGCTGGGGCCTGTGTTTTAAACTGTTCCCAAACATATCTGTTGATTATATTCTCTGGTCTGTAAACTGTCATACTCTTTCTCCTGGTGCATTATTAATCCAAGATAGTGCTGCTGCTCTACCTATAGATGTAGCATTCTTACTCTTAGACGCAATCTTAACATTCTTTTGATATTCTTTAGAACCTCTAAAGTGATCATAAAATTTAATAGAGTTCAAATAGTCATTAGTAAAATATATATTATAAAATTCATTATATGCCCTTACGAAAGATCCACGAGTTGCTCCTCCTCCAGGATTTGCAATATAGATAGGTCCATTTCTAAAAAACTCTTCTCCTTCTATTTCAAAAAATAATACTTGAGCATCTTTTTCTTCAATAACTAACGGTATGCCTTCTTCCATAATATTTGCTTTATCGTAAAATGCTTCTCTACTTGTTGGAGAAGGTGTGTCAGATTGTAAAAAGTCTGCACTGACAACTGCTGATTTTCCTTGAAGCGATACAGAAAGTTCGTATAGTCTTGCAAATGGATCTCCTACCTGACCCCATTCATAAACATGGTGCAGCATCCCTGGATGGGATCTAGCAAGTCCATCTAGGTAGTCATAGAATACATTTACAGAGGTACTAGCAATTTTCTCTGTTATCTTATTTTGATTTCTTTTTACTTCATCAATAAACCCTTGAGAATAGTTTGTTACATTTGTGAGGGTATCTATAAAATTCTTTCCATTAAATTTAACTTTTATAGCAGCCATTATTGCTCCCACTTTTGTATTTGTGACTTGCTTATAAATAGTCTAAAATGTCTTAATGTATGATCATAGTTAAATGTAGGAACTATTGTTTTTACTTCATATTTTGTTTTAATTGCACCCGCAGCATTAGAAAGATTTTGTCCATTGATCCATACATCGTTTCCTGCAGGGTCTTTAATATTAGTAATGGCTATTGCTGTAATAGGCATATATGAACCATTAGTTTTTTTTCTTAAATCTTCTTTAGTTCTAAAAAATGCATTTGAGTCATAAATTAAATCTTGTCCTTTAGTTCTTAACTCTCCAGTAAAACCTCTATTAGATAGTTCACTTATTACTGAGCAGTTTACTTTTCTATCAAATACCCAAGTTTTAGATATATTGCCATAGTCTTGTTGTTGAGTGGTAGAGTAATAAACATCTGCAGTCATTGGAAACAATATATCGTCTAATGTTGATGATGGAAGAAACATTACAAAACCCCGATACGGAGCCTATTTCTATATTTCTCCAAGATTTTATCAACAAACATGTTTCCTGTTCCAGCGGTAGGATTTTTAGCAAATTTAATTTTAAAGTCTTCATTGTCAAATGACTCTATGTATCTATTTATGTACTTTAGGTTATCTGACTTAATATCCTGGACTAGCATCTCACATGCCTCTTGGATGTCCTGTGGGACCACTTTCCAGCCATAATCAGCATCTACCCTATATTCTGACCCTTCTGCAAAAGTAGAGTCTAAATACCTCTCATGCCACACTGGTCTATAATTACTTTTGTTTTCAGCATCAGACTCATTTTCTACATTTGTAATTGAAGAGCCATCTTTAGTAATTGTAAATGTTATAGAATTTACGCTAGCACTAAGATTTGAATCATAGACTAATTCTTCATTTTGATACACCTTATATATCTTATAAATCTTTTCATCAATAGGTAGATAATCCATTCCCATACCCATAATATCTTTTTCTTTTCTAGCAAATGGGAATCCTTGTGTTTGAGAATCTATAATATATCTTGCTAATCTTTCATATCCTATTTCACTACCGTCAGTAATTGATAGTGCTGAAGCAACTGAGTCTAAGTTACAGTAAGGTCTAACAATTTCTATGTTTGTCATGATGACAGTGTTGCCACTTGAGTCTTTAACAGATGCTGCTAGTGATCCTGTATAGTCTAAATATTTTGGTGCTAAAGTAAATGATACTGCTCCAGAAATTGTTGATGCAGATGCTGAAAATGATTCTCCTGTATAAAGGTCTTCGTAATCTAATGTGTATGTTCCACTTGGAGAAATTGTAAAAGTGGCGGTAAGAGAAGTAACTTTTTTATATTGTCTTTGATTTAATATTTCCATATTTAAATAAAATCCTCCTTACTAATTATATCATTTATATAAAATGTTGAAGGGGAGACATTTTTGGTGTCTCCCCCTCTAATTCCCTAAATAATTTAGGTTATTGTTTTGCGTATGCTACTGCATCTGTTTCTTCGATTTGTGCTCCGAAACGTAAGAAAGTAGTATATTCAATAGTATCTTTCTTAGGTTGGAACTCACGATGAACAGTAACGTCTCTTTGGAATCCCCAAATACGATTTTCTGGGAATGTCAAAGATACGAATCCTGCAGGCATCAATGGTACTTCTACCAAAGGAATACCTAGTACACGGTATTGGATTGGAGCACCTAATGTTTGTGGTGCTACACCGTCAATAACGCGTTCTACGATTCTTTCTGAAGGTAGGTTACCAGATGAGCCAAGACCATTAATGATATCGGCTACTGTTTCGCTAGAAGCATAGAACTTCATGGCTGCTCTTGATGCACGATACTTACGTGGCATTGCTAGCACAAGTGCTTGCAAGTCTTCAACGTCTGTACCAAATGTACCAGCACTGTTACCAGTTTGTTCTTTTACATAGAAGCCTTCAAGGATGTTTAGGAATGTATTTGTTCCTGAACCTGTTCCGTTGATTGCTAAGTCTTCAAGATCGTTAGCGAATGCACGAGTCATTGTACGGACCAAGTGGTCTTCCAATCCTGCGCCTTCGATATTGTCTTCAAGTGCTTCTGATGATACTTCCCAGTCTAATCTAACTTTTTTAGTTGTGATTTCAACTTTTGTGAAAGTAACTCCAGCGTTAGTGTATGAAGCGTCTGCTTGTGCAGCAGCGCGAATTACACGTTCACCAACATTTAACTTCTCTAGTTCTGCTGTGTTGCCACGCATTGTTACACGGCGACCATCACGAGCAAGAACTTGTTGCTCGAAAATATATTCGATAAATTGGGCTGACTGTTCTGCGTTTAAGATACCGCCACCATCTGATGGTTTTGCGGTTCCTACTGGTCCAAGTTGTGATGCTGGAGTAGCAACTCCACCAACGCCTCCTGAAGCAATAACGCCTGTTACAGCGGCCTTTTCTAAAATTTGTTCTTCTGACATAATTTTTCACCTCCCAGTGAATTTTGTTTAACGATAGAGGTCAGCGGTATTGAGGAAACGCCCGCCCCACATCGATCCTTTTTTTATTTTATTTCCCTGCACGACCCCGCCGAGGTCGCCAGACTTACGGATAGCGGTGTCATCTTCAACTGCATCGACACGCTTTCCAAACTCTTCTACATTGCTTTTTACTGTTGTAACTTCCTCTGTTACTTTTGCAACGCTCTTTGTTAATTCGGCAAGTTGTTCATTAATTGATTTTACAGTTGCCGCTAAATCTCCAACTGCTGCGGTAACGGACTTGCTAATTTCTTCTACAGAAACTTTAACTGTTTGTACAGCCTTTGCCAAGTCATCATCTTTGCTTTCTACAGCAGGAGTTTCGGCTTTTTCAACATCTGCTGGTGCGTCTTCTGCTGGAGCATCTTCTGCAGGAGCAACTGGTGCTACTACTTCTTCTACTGGAGCATCTTCTGCTACTGCTTCTGCTGGTGCATCTGCTGGAGCATCTGAATCAGACTTAACGATTTCGTCTACAACGACTAATTCGTCTTCTACAACTTCTGTTTTTTCAATTTGAACATCTTCTGCAACTACTGTTGCTTCTTGTTCTGTTTTTGCCATATCATTTACCTCCTTATTAGAATTATCAGAAACTTGTTCTGATTTCATTGTAACTCTTCTCAGAGTTTTCATTTTATGTCCTACAATTGTGTCAGTTGGTTTACCGTCACGGTAGAGCCTAATAGCAACTGCTGGATCTTCTGGAGTTCCTGTAATAGTAAAAGAACTATTTGGAACTTTTATTTTTCCATTGCGAACGACCCTAGTTACTTTTCCTCTTGCAGTACCACCGCTTGAGTTCCATGAAACCATGTCGCCAACTTTAACATTTGACGCTTTGTCCATATCTTCTTCGTCATCTTTCTTTTTTTTCTTAGGTTTAATTGTTGTAGGATTTTTAGTAGGAACATTTTCATTAGTCATAGTTCCATGATGTGCTTTAATTAAATTCTTAATTACTTCGTTTTTTTCATTATCAGTTGTTTCTACAAAACCTATTAAGGTTTCTCCTGATCTAATATCTTCTTCTTTAGATAGTCTTACAATGTTATTTTCTTTAGACCAGTATACATTTTCAAGTGACATTTTTGTCATTATACCGTCAAAAGTATTTTGTCCATCTTCTGCTTTTTGAATAGATACAATATTAGCAAATTGATTTGCAGGATTATCTACAAGCGATAATTCGTGGAGTTCGTAATCTTTAATAACCCTAATGGATTTATCCATTTCTGGGTCGTATTGGTCTTCCGTATCTTTGATGCTGCCACCAATAGAAAAACCAGAAAGAGTGCCATCAAGAACTTTTTCCCAAGTATCTTGAGCACCTTTAGAAATATATGCATCTACGTACACTCCATTGTAAAATTTATCTTTTTCTTTGTCGTAAAATTTATCTGACTTAAATGACATTACTCTACCCACAGCCACTGGCATGTGCATTTCACGTAAATTTCCACGGAACCTTTCAAAAGCCTTTATACTTACATCAGTAGGGACAATGTCTGACTGCTTGTCAACATTGTCAAGGGTGGCAAACCCAGAAACGGTTCGCTTCTCTTTATCGATTTTAGCGATTGGCATAGATAACTTGATAGAATTATCTTCTGAGTGCCAAAATGCTTTATGCAAATTAGTCATACTACTTCCATTATATAAGTGTTTATAAGAGATTTGAAAAACTTATAACTATTTATTATTCTACCGTTCTACCCTCGCCACCAGGACCTCGTCCTGTAGTGGTTGAAGTAGAATCGCTGTTGTTATCAGTTCTTTGTTGGTCTCTCATTCTATTGCCAGCGGCTTGAGATGTGATCTCTGCTCTTTGTTGAGCACCTAAGACGATAGGCTCTTGTCCACCCACTCTTGATGGGAATCCAAGTCTTTCACGAACCTCATTAGGAACAACTACCTGCATTCTTAGGTATCGCTCATCAATTTGACTTTGAGTAGTCTCATCGGTCAGGGTTAGTTCGTTAAGTTTAAAAGCAACCATATCGGTTTTTTCTTTTATGATTTTGTTTATAACCTTTTCTAGGTTTCTTTGTGCTGGTCTTGCAACCTGCTCTTTAAAGGTTCTATCAGAAGATATTGCTGAGGCTATTGAAACTCCAGCGCCTCCTCCTACTTTAGAGAATGGAACTTGATGAGCCATTAAGATATCGTCACGGTTTGATTTGCGATACTTTTCAAATGATCCTTCTTGTATTCCATTTTCAATAGGTTCCATTTTAAAGTCTACCTTATTGTCTGTAGAGTCTCCTGGAAGTGGTATATATAGGGTTCTATGGTTTTGACCACGAAGTCCTGATTGTAAGAATCTAAACAATTTATCTTCTGCATCAGATGATAGTTTTGCTCCTTTTAAAGTAACTATATATCTTGGCACTGCTTTGTTTTCAAAATAATCAATATTATATCTACCCGCTAAATTATCTCCAACCATAGCAACAGATGAGGCTACTGTGTCTGGAACTCCATAATAAGAAGTCTTTGGTGAGTATTTTTTAATGTGAATTAATTCGTTTGGTCTAGGATCGTTAGTTACTGGGTTTGATTCTTTACCTTGAAAGTTTCTAAAATAAACTACTCTTTGATTTACTATCTGAATATAACCATCACGCAATCTTCTTACACGCACTGTAGTTGATGGAATATGGCCTACGTATCCGATTTCTCCGTTAACCTTTCTACCAATTTCTATATATCCATTACCTGTTGATTCAGCGTCAATATATACTTTTTCTAAAATATGGCTAAAGGTATCTTCATCGTTTAGTTCTTCTAGCCACTCGGTCATTTGAGCCTTTAGTCTTTGGATTTTTCTTTGTGCTCTAATCAATTGTTCATCTGATTCAGCATCTTCTAGTCTTGCTAAAGTTGAGTCTGTGTTGATAAATGAATACCCTAAGCCAACAGTATTTGCTACTTTAGCATTTATAGCAGCATGGTTAGCAAATGAGTTTTCATAGAAGAATGCTAGTTCGTCTAAATTGTATGGTGGAACAACTACATCATAAAGTCCGTATGCTGTAACTATGTCTTGTTCTTGAAATAACTGTTTTGACCCTGTATTTTCTTGACCAGTAAATGCCTTGCTTATTGATCTTGTTGCTCTACGTTTAAAATTTGAATCTAGTCCTGTATATGTTTTTGCTAATTCTGCATCGACCATAAAGTCATCGCTTTTTTCTGGTCTTTCCATTCTATCTAAATTATCTATTCTTGCAATAGATTCTAATTCTTCATTCTCCATTTTTGTTTATCCCTTTTTTAGCATCCATCCAGGCACCAATGTCGGTTTCGCTGGCAATATATCCTTCTTTCATTCTTCCAATTTGTTCAGAGTATTCCATATCTGATACTCTTCTTACTCCTGGCATAAAAATTACTTTTCCTGCTGGGGCATTATAATATCTAGCGGCCTGTGCTACCTTGCTCATCTTATCTAAATCATACTGATTACCTGGAATATTCATTACGTTGCCACCTTTGTCTCCAAAAGCCTTTCCATTATGATCCATCTGCCACACATATAGGCCATATCTTTGTTGTTTATTAAGTACTTTTAACTTTGACTTACCATTTTTGTCAATATTATTATTATTCATAACCCAATTATATCAGATTATACAGGTCTTCCGCTATACTCTTCCCAAATTGTTCCAGTAATTATTGTTATGCCGTCAGAATTAATAGATAAGGTTGAATTATCTCTTCCAACTACACTAGAAACTCCAAAAGTAGAATCATAAATTGATTTTCCATCAACAATAAATGTCAAAGGTTCGCTTTGTCCTTCTATTTCTTCCCAGATTCCAGCACCAGACTCATACCATGATCCCCATGTGGTGTCTGCTCTTAAGTCTCTCCACTCATTATCGATAAATATAGAACCAAGAACGTCTGAAGACTTTTTGTAAAATGCAATATTATTAACCATTAATCCTTCGTATATTTCTAACTGCCCTACAGAACTTGGCAAATCTATAGACTCTTCAAAAGTAATTATTATTGTATTCCAAGATAAAGGTTGAATATATGGATTGTCTACAATATTACCGTTTTGATAAAAAACTATACCAGTTGCTTCATTATTAGTGTCTTCGTCAAAAAGAACCATCTTAGCCCTAGTATAATTTGACTCTGGAACTAATTTAATATCATAAGATCTATCTCTAGTAGAAATCTTTCCTACCTGTACCGTTTCTTCTATTGTTTCACCCTTGTTGTAAAAACTCCAAAACTGAACACCTCCAAGCAAGTACTCTGTTGCTAACTGTTGATTAATTGGAATAGTAATACCTCTAGTCGCAGTACTGTCGTATGGTAGAACGCTGATACCAGAATCTCCAGTATTATACATATAAGAAGTAGAATCTTTATATATAGTAAAAGGGTTTTTTAGTTTATAAGCATATCTATCTCCATATCTATTAAATGGAAATAGTTTATATCCGTCAGGGCTATTAATGGAATAAAAGG